ACTGAATATGATCTTGGTATGAAATTTAACTCTGGATATGCTAAACCAGAGATTAAGTCAAATAGTGGTCAGGTTGTATACATAGATAATAGGAGATCAATCAGTCGTGCAAACGACCAAGTAGAAGACATTAAAATCGTAATCGAGTTCTAACCGAATGGCACAAAATACTAACTTAAACGTAACACCGTATTACGACGACTTTGATAAAGATAAGAATTTTTATCGAGTGCTGTTCCGTCCTGGGTTTCCTATACAGGCAAGAGAACTTACAACAATGCAGAGTATTCTGCAGAATCAAATTGAGTCTATGGGTACTGCAACCTTCAAAGAAGGTGCAATGGTTATTCCAGGACAAGTTGGTTACGACTTAAATGTACAAGCAATATTAATTCAAGAGTCATTCCTTGGTAGTGAAGTTGAGACATATAGAGATCAGTTAGACGGTGCTATTATAGAAGGTCTAACTACAGGTGTTAGAGCAAAAGTTCTTTATAGTATCTCTGCTACTACTTCAGAGAAAGGTTATATTACATTATATGTTAAGTATATTGATTCTGGTGATACCACATCATCAACATCATCTAAGACTTTCCAAATAAATGAGCAGTTGATTGCTGATAAGGAGATCACATTCGGATCAACTCTTATTGAAATTGGAACACCATTTGCACAGTTGCTTCCAGTAAATGCTACTGAAGTCGGATCTGCTGCATATATTAGTGAAGGTGTTTATTATATTAGAGGTCATTTTGTTAACGTTCCATCTGCATATTTACTATTAGATCAGTATGGTAATAATCCATCTTATAGGGTTGGTCTGGAAGTTTTAGAATCTATTATAACTCCAGAAGATGATGAAAGTCTTAATGATAATGCTGCTGGTACTTCAAACTATTCTGCACCAGGTGGTCATAGATTTAGAATTAAAACACAATTCGTTAAAAGGTTAATTCAGGATGATGCTGATAAAGATTTCATTGAACTATTAAGGATCAATAAGAGTAGGGTAGAGAATTTTGTTAATAGAACTGCATATAGTGAATTAGAAAGATCGATGGCTCGTAGGACTTTTGAAGAGTCTGGAGACTATGTAATTGATACTTTTGATGTAAAGGCTAGAGAACATCTTAATGATGGATTTAATAATGGTGTATATACTTTAAATGAAACTTCTGCTGACGGTAATTTAGCAGATGAAGGTAAGCTCGCTATAGAAGTTTCTCCAGGTAAAGCATACGTTAAAGGATATCGTACTGAATTTATTGCACCACAATATGTTGATGTAGATAAACCTAGAGATTTTGATATGAGTAACAACTCAATTATCAATTTCAACTTAGGTAACTTTGTAAAGGTTTATGATGTATGGGGATGGCCAGAGATTTCTGGTGATGGTGTTACTGATGGATATCAAACATTAGATTTATATGATACTTGGGCTTTAAATTCCACCAATGATGAACCTGGTGGTGGTAATAGAATTGGTAGATGTAGGTGTATTCAGTTACAAGCAGCTTCTACAGCAGCATCAAACTCCTCTCAATCAGGTACTGCAGCTAGTGCTGGTGTATATGATATGTGGTTTTTTGATGCTCAAATGTTTACTGCATTGAATATTAATAATGCTGTTCATTCTGCTGTAGCATCAACTCCAGGTATTGCTGCTGGACGTAGGATTGTAGGTAAGACATCTGGTGCATCTGGTTATGTTGCAGATACTGGCAACCAAACTCATTATATTCAGTTGGAGCATGTATCAGGTAAGTTCACTATTGGTGAAATTCTAGAGCATGATGGTGTTAATGTTGGTACTTTAGAAGCAGCACATACTTATCAGTTAACTGATACAAGATCATCCTTTGGATATACTGGTGGTGGTGCAGTAAGATTTGGTTGTAATTGGATACTTAATGATGTTCAACCAATTGAATGTACAACTGTTGCTATTGACCAAGGTTCTAATCAAGAGATTACTGGTTTCCGTACAAGATTTGAAAATGATTTAAGACCAGGTGATGTTATTACTACAACTGTTTCTGACTTTGAAGGTAAGAACACACTTCGTATTGAAAGGGTTAACCAGACAGCTATTGGTGTAACTAAGCAAAATAAAAAATCAACTGTTGCTGATGCTGATGTTATTTTTGATTATGCTTCGCAGACAGCAGAACTTGAAATAGCATCATCAATGAATGCAGGTGCTATTACAGATGGTGATTATAGTGATGTTGTGAGGATGCGTCCTTTCGTATTCCAGAAAGATTATCAGAATGGAGAATTATCTTTTGATTTACCAGAAGATACAATGAGATCTATTGCTGATGAATCATTCTTTGTATACAGAAACTTTGCATCTAAAACGGTAACTACTGGTTCTATTACATTTACAGTTCCTGAGAATGAAGCATTTGGTGCTATGTCTTCAGAGAACTTCACTCTTACTATTGTAGCTAATGGTGGTAGTGGAACATGGGCTAATGGTCAGAATATAGATCTTGATGCCGAGGTTTCTGGTGGAAACTTAACAGCAACTTATGGTGCTAATAATCAGTCAATTTCTATTGGTGGATTAGGTTCAGTTGCAACTGTTACATTAACTGCTTTAGTATCTAAGAATACTGTTACTAAGAAGTTAAAGACTGCATCTAAGATGCAAGCATTAAAAGTATTCAAGACAAATCAGAAATTAGATACACAACCAACAGGATTGGAATATAGTTCTTTATATGGTTGTAGGGTACAAGATGAGGCAATCTCATTTGGTATTAATGATGTGTATAATATTCATGCAATATATGAGTCTTATGATAACAATGATGCATCTTCACCATATGTTGTATTAACTGAATCTGTATTCTTTGCTGCAGGTACTTTAATAGAAGGTAAGACATCTGGTGCTAGAGGTAGAGTTATTAGTTTCCAAAACTCATCCCTAAAACTTTACTTTGTTGCATTGAATGAAAAACCATTTATTATAGGTGAAACTATAAATGGATTTGATGCTGCTGGTGGTCCTCTTGCTGGTATCGTTGATGACAGTGCTGGATCTATCTTTAAGGGTAGTAAGGTTATTACAGATCAGTTTACTTTAGAAGCTGGTCAAAGAACTAATTATTATGATGCTTCTAGATTAACTAGATTACCATCTACAATTGCACCAACAAGAAGACTATTAATTATATTTGATTATCTATCACACGAATCTTCAGGTGATTATTTCTCTAATGAATCTTATACTGGTATAACATATAAAGAGATTCCTAATTATAAACTTGATGGATCTATTAAGTATATCAGAGATCAAATAGATTTCCGTCCAGGTGTTAAAGAATTACGTGGTGGTCAAGGTACTGTAGGATCTCCTTACTTTGTAAATTGTACTACATTTGACTTTGTATCTAGAGTATTCTCTACTGTTAGTGGTGCTGGTGCAGCGACTGTATTTGATATCATGCAGATCAATTCATCATTCAGAGCAGATTATACATGGTATCTACCAAGAATTGATTATCTATATCTTTCACATGATAGTAAACTAAGAATACAAAAAGGTGTTTCTGGTAAGTTCTTGATTCCACCAGATAGGGTTGAGAACTCTATGTTGTTGGCAACTATAGAATATAAGCCATACGTTTTTGATCCAGAAAGAGATATTCTTATTACTGCAGAAGTTATTCGTCGTTATACGATGAAGGATATTGGTGATTTAGAAAATCGTTTAACTAACGTTGAGTATTATACATCATTATCAATGCTTGAATCACAGGCAGATAATACCAAGACATATGATGAGAATGGATTTGATAGATTAAAGAATGGTTATGTGGTTGATGACTTTACTGATCATACTATAGGTGATGTTTTAAATGCAGACTATAAGTGTTCTCTAGACTTTAGAGAAGGTCAATTACGTCCTCAGCATTATACAACTAATGTTGGTCTTGTATTTAATGAAACAGAATCTGTTGATGTTCAGAAGACAGAAGGTAATGTAATCATGTTACCTTATGAAGATGAGCCTATAATCTCTCAACCATATGCTTCAAGAACTGAGAACATTAACCCATTTAACGTATTCACATTCATTGGACGTATTGATCTTACTCCAGCATCTGATGACTGGGTTGATATTGAGCGTCTTCCTGCTCGTGTTGAGAACATCGAAGGAGATTTCTCATCTGTATCTAAAGATATGCAGGTTGATCAGAATGGTTTTGCACCTATCCAATGGGGTTCTTGGCAAACTAACTGGACTGGTGAAACATTACAGTCTTCATCACAGCAAAGATCTTCTTCAGGTACATTTGGTGTTGGTCGTCAGTTAGGTCGTGCAGGTCACGGTCAGCGTCGTCAAGGTTTATTCTATCTACATGAACGTCGTACTTATCGTGTTGTTAATAATCAGGCACGTCAAGGTGTTCGTTCTAGGGTTGTTCCCAAGATAGAAAGAAGATCATTAGGTGATACAGTTCTTTCTAGAAGTACTATTCCTTGGATTAGATCTCGTAATATAGGATTCAACGTTGATCGTATGAAACCACGTACAAGATTCTATGCATTCTTTGATGGTGTTAACGTTACAAATAATATAACACCTAAAGTTATTGAAATAGTTAAGAACTCTGGAATTGATGCTCGTACAAATGAAACTCCATTTGTTGTTGGGGAAACTGTTACAGGACAAACTTCAGGATGTCAGTTAAAAGTTGTTGCACCTGATGATGGATATAAAACTAATCCATATGGAAAAGGTACTGAAACTCTTCCTACATCATACTCATCACAAACAATATATCTAAACCACGATATCACTGCTATATCAGAAACCGTATCTCCAGATTACTTTGGTAATATGCAGGTAGGTGAAGTTCTAGTTGGACAAACATCTGGTGCTAGAGCTGTTGTTGGTGATCGTCGTTTATTAACAGACAACGTTGGTAATGTTCAGGGTACTTTCTTTATACCTTCTCCTAAGAATGATGCTAACCCTCGTTGGGCTACTGGTACTAGAACCTTTAGATTTACTACTTCTGAAGAGAATAGTAAGGCATTAGGTGCAGTTGATTCATCTGCAGATACTACATACTCAGCATCTGGTACTTTACAGACTGTTCAGGAAAATGTCTTAGCGGTTAGAAATGCTGAGATTGTTAGAGATACTGTAAGTGAAGAGAGAGTTGTCACAACTACTAGAACAGAATCTAGACAGATTGGTTGGTATGACCCTCTTGCTCAATCATTTATTGTTGAAGAAGAGGGTGGCGTATTCCTTTCTAGTGTTGATTTATTCTTCAATACTAAGGATACTAATATTCCAGTTTCTATGCAAATTAGAACAATGGAAAATGGATATCCAACAAAGACTATTCTACCGTTCTCTGATATAACAGTTACACCAGATCAGATTGAAATATCCGAAACAGCATCTGTTAAAACAAACTTTAAATTTAAAGCACCTGTATACATTAAGTCATCTACAGAATATTGTTTTGTTCTTCTTTCTGACTCCAATGAATATAAGATTTGGATTTCTAGAATGGGTGATGTTGATGTGACAGGAACTAGAACTATATCAGAACAGCCTTATGCTGGTGTTCTCTTTAAATCACAGAACGCATCTACATGGACTGCTGATCAGTATGAAGATCTTAAATTTACAATCTATCGTGCTAACTTTACAAAGGATAAAGGTACTGTAGTTCTTAATAATACACCACAAGGTAAGGGTAATGGTGGTATTCATAGATTGATTAACAATCCAATTCAAACTATTAAACCTAAACAGGTATTATCATTAGATCCTGCAACAACTCAATATACATTTACTGATGGTGCTAGAGTAACTCAAACAGGAACTAATGCAACAGCAACTGTTGTATCATCTACAACATCTGGATCTGTTGCTGATACTGTTACTGTTACTGATATAACTGGTAATTGGTTAGATGGTTCCACATATATTTTAACTTCATATCAAGCAGAAGCAACCATAACAGTTGGATCTGGAACTGGTTCTCTTCAAGTTGGTGATACTGTAGTTGGTGGTACTTCTGGTATTCAAGGTTTAGTTAAGAGTTATGTTGGTGCTACTTTAATACTTACTAATGTAACTGGTAGCTTTACTGCATCTGAATCTCTTAGTGAGACAGGTGGATTTACTGGTACTGTAAGTAACGTGACATATAGTGGTGATTCTCGTGGTGCTTATTTAACAAGTGTTCCTACATTTGCAGCAGATGATAAAGAGGTACTTGTATATCATAGAAACCATTGTATGCACAATAGAACAAATAATGTTACTGTTGAAGGTGCAATTTCTGAGGTTGCAGATACAGTATTGACAAGTGCATTGTCAGTTGGAACTATGACAATCAACCTTGAAGATGGATCAGATTTCCATGATATTGTTAATGGTGCAGCAATAAGTGCTAGTAACCCTGGATACCTCATGATAGGTGATGAGATAATTCAGTACTCTGCTATAGCACTTGACGGTAAATCAATTACTGTAGCTACTGGTGGTAGAGGTGCTAATAGCACTACTGAAGTTGCACATGCTTCTGGTGATGTTGTTAAATGTTATAATTTAGATGGTATTCCACTTATTGATATCAATAAGACTCACACAAGTATATCTTGTCCTTGGTTGGATACTTATATGCTTCACATAACTGGTGTAGCAACAAATGGTATACGTGGTGGTGGTGAGAATATTTGGGCTAGTCAGAATACACAGTTTGAAACTTTGACTCCAAATATTTCAACAATGGATCTACCCGAAACTGGTATTACCACTACTGTTAATACAACTAGTGCAACATCTATTGGTGATGGAAGTACTAGTGTCGATCAAGCTTCATTTGTTAATGATGGAACATATGTTCCTATCACTCTTAATAATATGAACTTCTTTGATAACCCAAGAATGATTTGTTCTGAGGTTAATGAACTTGCTAAGTTGAGTGGTACTAAGTCTCTTACAATGAGGATTCAACTATCCACAGAGAAGGAATCACTATCTCCTGTTGTTGACCTTGATAGATGTTCATTGATAACTACAATGAATAGAATCAATAAGTGGCCTGGTGGTCCTGAAGCATACGGTCAGCAAAATAATATAGATACAACACAGGATGTTTCAGTATTACCATTTGGTGATCAGAATGACGCTGTTTATATCACAAGACTTGCTAGACTTGCTAGAGAATCAAGATCTATAAGAGTTGATTTCCAGATGTCACGTCCTCCTCAATCAGAGGTTAGAGTATACTATAGAGTATTCATGACTGGTAGTGGTGATGATGTTGATTCAGTTGGTTGGACTCTAATGCCAGCACCATTACAGTATGATGATTCTCCATCAGAAGAAATTCTTTGGAAGGATTATTACTATGAAACTAGTGGATTGAATTTCAATGCTTTCCAACTTAAGATTGTAATGAGATCTTCAAACCAAGCTAGAATACCACTGATAGCAGACCTAAGAGCAATTTGCCTCGCAACATAATGGATGTACAAGATTTAATACCTGTTGATGGTAAAGAGGGTTGGTATCGTGATCCGAATACCAACGCTATAATTAATGCCAATCAAACAGAATATGATAAATACATGGCGACTTACAATAAGCGTCAGAAAGAAATTTCGGAAAGAAAGGCTTTACAAACAGAAGTTTCTGAGTTAAAATCAGAGATAAGTGAGATTAAGTCACTCTTGAAAACGTTAGCTAACAAAACCGTATCATGACAGACCCAGTAGAAAAGGTATCTCAAGAACAGATGCTTGCTCAATTTAAAGAGCGTTTGCAAAACCTGGTTAATGAAAACCAAGATTATGCAAAAAAGATTAAAGATAATGAAGTAGTTGCTCTAAAACTACAGGGTGCTATTGAGGCACTTGAGTATTATCAAGAAAATCCTCCAGGAACAGGTGAAACTGCAGTAGATAATGTAGATATACCTGGAGATGACATTACTGACCAAGAATAATTATCAGGAGGGCGTAAGTCCTCCTTTTTAATGACATAAATAACTGGGAAGCATGTTCTCATAGAGTTGTCCTAGAATAAAATGGCAAATAGAATTCAATTAAGGCGTGGTGGTGCTCAGGAATGGGCAAACTCAAACCCTACATTAGCACAAGGCGAGTTGGGGGTAGAATTAGACACTGGTCGATTTAAAATTGGAGATGGCGTTACAGCGTGGAACTCTTTGAGGTACGAGCGTCCAGTTGAATCTACATCTAATACTGCAAATACATTAGTACAAAGAGACCCAGATGGTAACTTTGCTGCTGGTACTGTTACTGCAACTTTAATTGGTAATTCTTCTACTGCTACACGACTTGCTTCAACTCGTCAGATTCAACTTTCAGATGACATTCAAGCATCTGGTGTATTTGATGGATCTACAAACTTAAACCTTGCTACATCTCTAGAACTTATTTCAACATTACCACATTATGATGGTACTGGAACGGCAGAAGGTACGTATACTAAAGTTACAGTTGATGCCAAAGGAAGAATTAAGACTGCCACAAACCCAACTACAATCCAAGCATATGGATTAGATACATCTATAGAAGGTAGTGGTGCTCAACCATATGATAATGATCTCAATGCTATAGCAAGTCTTACTACAACAGGTTTAATTTCTAGAACCAGTTCTGGTTCTATGAGTACTAGAACTATTACTGGTACTGCTGCAAGAATTTCTATTACTGATGGTGGTGGTATTAATGATAATCCAACCATCGATCTTATTACTACTGCTGTAACTGCTGGTGATTATAATACAGAATCTTTAACTTCTGTTAGTGGTGCTGGTAGTGGTGGAGAACCTTTCGGAACAGAAACTGTTAATGCTACCAAATTTACAGTTGACGCATATGGTAGACTAACTAGTGCAACTAATGTGCCTATTGCAACGGCAACCCAAGGAACAGATGCAACAGCATACAACGCAGCAACGACCTATTCCAGAGGTGATAAGATCACTAATGCGTCGAATCTTTATCAGGCCATTGCAGGTATTGCAGCAGGAGCTGGTGCACCTACTCATACAGATACTAGCGATGCAGGGTCGTGGAGACATCTTGGTGCGAGTGCATCACCGCAAAAAGGTCTCGCTTCCTTCTCTCAAGAGGATTTTGATGTATCTGCAGCAGGTCACGTTACTTTCGCTACTGCTGGTATTGACAATACTCAGCTTCAAAACAGTAGAGTTTCCTTTGCTGACGGCAACTCGAAAGAGGACTTCGACCTCGACCAAGAACTAACTGCTACTACAGGATATCGTGGATTCAATTATCTCAACTATGTCAAGGTTAATGATACAAGCGGTAATCTACTGTTTGGGGCAAATAATACGGGTGATAGTGGTGCTGGAGAAGTTGATATTAACGCAAGACTTTATTTTAGTGATGCAGACATTACCCTCGATGGGGCGGTTGCACAAACTTTAGATAAAACTGGTGACGGTAATCTAACATTCCAGTTAACTCAGAACTCTACATCTGCTAGAACATTAAGTATTCTTGCAACTAACGCTGGTTCTGGTGCTAGTAATGTTGTTATAACTGCTGAAGATAAGGTTACTATTACTGCTTCAGAAGGAACTAACGGTAAAGTACAAGTAGAAGACATGTACTTCCAAGGGGATTACATTGCTTCCTCTGCTGCTACTATGATTCTCGATCCTGGTGACGATAGAGCCACCAGTGGTAAAGTTCAGATAATGGGGGATTTACAAGTAGATGGAACGACTACAACAATTAATTCAAATGTCACTACGTTGGATGATCCTATTATCACTCTTGGTGGTGATACTGCTCCAGGTTCAGATGACAACAAGGATAGAGGAGTTGAATTCAGATATTACGACACACAAGCAAGAGTTGGATTCTTTGGTTACGACGATTCGGCCGCTGATCTTGGAGGCCATACAGGAGCATTCACATTCCTCTACAATGCCACAAATACCTCAGAGGTATTCTCTGGAACAGATGCAGGGATCATCGCTGGTAACCTAAGTCTAACAACAAATACTAACTCAACATCTAATACTACTGGAGATTTGGTAGTAGCAGGTGGTGCTGGTATTGGAGATGATGTTAATATTGGTGGTTCAGTAGATATTGATACCAACCTAACTGTTCATGGTACAACCCTCCATGATGATAATATTGTTATTCAAGGTGCTTCTAAGGTTCTACAATTAAACAATGGTTCTGGTACTAATCGTATTGAACTACAAAGCACTACAGGTAATGCATCATTCTATGGTGTTGTTGATATAACTAACAATCTTAATATTAATTCTAACAAATTTAATGTTGTAGCAGCATCTGGTAATACTGCTATTGCTGGTACTTTAACAGTATCTGATGCTACTACTATTAAAGCAGATGGTAAGTACTTTAAAATTCAAACTGCTAATGCCACAGATAAGTTTACAGTTGATACAGATAATGGTGACACCAATACTGAAGGTAAATTAAATGTTGCAGACCTAGTTCATATTGAATCAACAGACAATCCTAATATTGTATCTGGTGCTCCACATACAATTGGATCTGCTGACTATGGTGCATTAAGAGTAGATGGTGGTGGATACTTTGATAAGGACGTTCTGTTTAATGGTGACTTATATCTAAACGGTGACTTTAACCAGCAAGAAGACGCAACTGAGAACTACGGTTTAAGAAACTACCTATCTGTCAGATATAAATTACGTACTGGTTCTGTTGCTGCATATACACCAAGTTATTCAAATCATAACACCTCTAACTTAAGAGTCTTTGGTGGTGCTGGTGTTAACACTTCACTACACGTTGGTGGTACAGGATCTGGAGAAGGTTTCTTTGTAGGTAAGAAAAATAATGGTGATTCAATTAAGTTCCAAGTTCTAGGTGCTTCAGGAGATATTACATCTGAAGGTGATCTAGTACAAAATGGTAATTCAGAATTTAATGGTACTGTTGATGTTGATGCAGACTTTGCTGTTCGTTCTGGTACAACAGATAAATTCTTTGTTGATAATGCTACTGGTGATACAAATATAGAAGGTACATTAACTGTTGATGGTGCAGCAGAATTAAATTCAACATTGAATGTTGATGCTGGTGCTACATTCCAAGACAATGTAACTATCAATGCTGACAATAAGATGTTCAAAATACAGAACAATAGTTCTGCAGATAAGTTTACAGTTGATACGGATAATGGTAATACAGAAACACAAGGAACATTAACAGTACAGGGTCAAACAAATATTATTGATTCACTTATAATTAATGCTGCTAATGAAGTCTTTGATGTTCAAGATGGTTCTGCTAATAGTAAGTTTTCAGTAGATACTGATAATGGTAATACAAATATCATTGGTACATTAACCGTTGGTGATGCTACACAGATCAATGATACATTTGGAACATCTGGTGTTAATACATTCACTAATAACACAGAGCAAACTTTAACAGGTTCATATGGTGCTGATGGTGCTGCAAGATTTACTGGTGGTGTTGGTATTGCAAGAAATCTAGCAGTTGGTGGTGCAGCTAGAGTTTATGGGAATACAGAATTAACTGGTACTTTAGATCTCAATAATGATGCTGATATTTCAGGTAATTTAGTTGTAAGTAATACACAAGATGCATCATCTCTTGCAGATAGTTCAGTTGCTCTTCAAGTTTCTGGTGGTGCAACGATTGATAAGAACACATATGTTGGTGGAAACTTTGTAGTATATGATGCTGGTAATACACGTTCTGCCTTTACTGTTACTAACAGTACAGGTGATGGTGAATTCCATAATGACCTTACAGTTGGAGGTAACTTAATAGTCAATGGATCAACAACTACTGTCAATAGTACGGTCACAACTCTCGATGACCCTATTATTACTTTGGGTGGTGACACAGCACCATCGTCTAACGATGCTAAGGATCGTGGTGTTGAGTTCCGTTACTACGACGGCTCTGCTAAAATTGGGTTCTTTGGATATGACAGATCAGCAAACCAATTCTCATTCGTAACAGATGCAACTAATACTTCAGAAGTATTAGCTGGAACGGATGGTGCTCTTAGAGCTGGTTCTTTAAATCTTACTGGTGGTGGTACTTCACTTGATGTAGATAACAATGCAAACATTGATGGTACTCTAACAGTTGATGGTCAGTTTATATCAAATTTAAGTACTGGTACTGCTCCATTCTCGATAGCATCTACCACTAAGGTTAACAACTTAAACGTTGATTACCTTGATAATATGACAACTGCAAGTGCTAATACAGCATCTACAGTTGTTAATCGTGATGCTTCTGGAGACTTTGCTGCTAATCAAATCACTGCTGCTAGTGGTACTGGTGCAGGTGCTGGATTCTTAGGTAACGCATCTACTGCTGATACTTGGAAGACTGCTAGAGTATTAACAATTGATGGTGTTGTAAATGGCAATGTATCTATTGATGGTAGTGCTGCTGTTACTCTTACAACTACTTACGATGATGATGATATAACTGCACTTGCTGCACAGTCTGGTACTGGGTATATGGTCAGGACTGCTCCTAACACTTATGCTCATAGAACATTTAGTGTGACAGCATCTTCTGGTATTACTCTTACAAACGCTGATGGAATATCAGGTAACACAACAATTAACGTTGCTTCTGCAAGTACAAACGCTGCAAATAACTTAGTCATTCGTGACGGATCTGGTGACTTTGCTGCTAATGAGATTACTTCAGACTTAGTTGGTAATCTTACAGGTGCTACTTCTACTGCTAAAGATTTAAATCCTGCTGCTGATAGCACATATGACTTAGGTACTACTTCAGTTAGATGGCAAGGAATATATGCAGATGCTGCAAACATAACTGCTATTACTGGTGCTTTAACTGGTAATGTAACTGGTAATGCTGATACTGCTACTGCTCTTCAGACCGCAAGAGATATTGGTGGAGTATCATTTGATGGTACTGCTTCAATTAACCTACCAGGGGTTAATACAGCAGGTAATCAAGACACTTCTGGTACAGCTGCAGTTGCAACAACTATAACTGTTGCTGATGAATCCACTGATACCTCATGTAATGTCTTATTTACAACTGATGCTACTGGTAATCTTGGGGCAAAGACTGGTACTAATTTAACATTCAATTCTTCTACTGGAGTACTTACTGCTACTGGATTTGCTGGTCCTATAACTGGTGAAGTTACAGGAAATGCATCTACTGCAACTGCTTTAGCAACTTCAAGAACTATCGGTGGTACTGCCTTCAATGGTACTGCTGATATCACTCCTGCAACTGCTACTCAGGCAGCAAACCTTAATAACCATGATACTGCTGATCTTGCTGAGGGAACTAACCTTTACTATACAGAAGCAAGAGTACAAGCAAAACTCGACAATGCCTATTTACAACTTCAGGCAATGTTAAATAATCTTGCTACTGCTACAACATTAACATTGAATCTATCTGGAGATCCTACTCCTGGATCAGTTGTTACTCTTGGAGCTATTACTGCTGGTGGTGTAGGTGGATTTAGTAATGGAACTGGTGTTGCAACTTCTGGTGGAACTGGTACAGGATTGACAGTTGATACTACTACAGTCAATGGCGTTATAACTGGAATTGCTCTTAATGCTGCTGGTTCTGATTATCTCGTTACTGATACATTAACAATTACCAACCCCAATTTAGGTGGTGCTAATAGTTTAAACTTGGGTACATTGAGTGGTGGTACTGGGTATACTACTGCATCTAATGTATCAGTATCAGGTGGTAGTGGATCAAACTTAACTGTAGATATTACTGCTGTTGCTGGATCATTGGCCAACGTAGTTATTAATAATGCTGGTACTGGATATTCTGCTGGTGAAACTATTACTATTCTAAATGCTAATGCAACTGGTGTTAAGACACTTGGAACTATTAGTGCTGCTGGTACTGGATATACTGAAGGTACTACAACTGGAGTTGCTACATCATCGAGTGGATCAGGAACAGGATTGACGGTTGATGTAACTGCTAATGCTAGTGGAAATGTTACTGCTGTTGCTATTAATGTTGATGGATTGAATTATGCAGCATCTGAAGTTATTACTATTTCAGGTGGTAATGGAGATGCTACTATCCCAGTTTCTGCTATTCATGGTAATGGTGCAACAGTTAATCTTTCAACTGTGTTTACTAATGCAACCTTTGCACTTTCTGATATCACAACTATGGAAGTTGGTGCAACAGTTACAGGTGGAACCTCTGGTACAACAGGAGTTATCACTGCTCTAGGTGCTACATCAGTCACCGTTGATAATGTAGATGGATTCTTCAAAGTTGGAGAAACCGTTGGTGCTAATGATGTTACTAACTTGACTATCCAATCATTCGCTTAAGATAAATGTCAGCTACAAGACCAGCCACGAAAACTGAGATAAAGGATTATGCTTTACGTAGGTTAGGATATCCTACGATAGATATTAACGTTGCTACTGAGCAGTTAGATGACTTAGTGGAAGAAGCAATTGATTATTATCAAGAGTATCATTATAACGGAAGTTATAAAGCTTGGATGAAAATTGAAGTTACTGATGCAATTAAAACTGCAGCCCAATCAGAAACACAACAAGGAGCAACTAATTGGTATGGTGTTAACAACTATGTTTCTACACCTCCAGGAATGTTGGGTGTTAATCATGTTTATACACAGATTGGTGCTTCAAGTATAGTTCCAGGAAATATATTTAATATTAAGTATCAGATATTTTTGAATGATATCTATGCTATGACTCATGGTCATATCTTACATTACTTTATGACTTCTCAATATCTTGAGACTTTGGATTGGGTAACTAATTCTCAACAGAATCGTAGAGTTAAA